ACAACATAGTAAAAGCTAGAGGTAAAGAAAAGTGGGAGCAGTACAAGGGCTCCCTCAAATGCGCTAGGTGTGATGAGAATCACATCGCCTGCATGGACTTCCACCACTTAGACCCGGCTGAAAAAGAGTACGAGGTCAGTAAGTTAGTGGCCAACAGGATGTATACCAAGGCGTACAAAGAGATTAAGAAGTGCATCGTGTTGTGTGCCAACTGCCACCGAAAAGAACATTATGTACAACAGCATTTAAAAATAGAGTAGAATCACTACATCGCCCTAAAGGGTAGCAAAGAAACCTATGATTAACGTAGAGCCAACAAAGGACTACCCAGTCCCGTACATCGCAGAAGATGTAGAAACAAAGACATTCGCAGACGAATTGGCTGTGACTGCTAACACCTTGGACCTCCTAGAAGAACTAGGTGCTGGACCAGATATTGACCCTGAGACTGCCCGTGCAGAGAAAAGCTTGGTCGAAAACGCCCTTAAGAAACAAAACAAAAAAGCGATGCAGAGTATTAGCACTGCAGCTTACGCCGCCAGAGAGTTCATCAAAGACTACGCCAACCAAGTGTCAGCAGATGTTACTGAGGTAAGAAGCGCCATAACTACTAAGTTGTTAGCACTCGCTAACTGCGGCGACCCGAAGTTTGAATTAAAGGCCATCGAGTTATTAGGTAAGCACTCTGATATAGCCCTGTTCACTGAACGCTCCGAGATTACGATAAACCACAAGTCTTCCGCTGACCTTGAAGAAGCGATTAAAGAAAGAGTCAAACGGTTATTGAACGCTGATGTTGTGGACGTAACCCCTCTGATGGATGACTTAGATGCGGAGCTTGCCGCTACTGAGGAGGCCACATTCGAGGAAATAGAGCAGGCAGTCCTAGCGGATGAAGATATTGATGGTGATATGGTCAAAACAGAAGAGCCTGAGGGCTACGACTTCAGACAAAAGAATAGATGAAACCAGCACAAGATATTCTTAACAATATCTCTCTAAAAGATATACCCAAGATACTGCCACAGCTAACTGAGGCGGAACAGCGCATGCTGTTGCTCGAGCTAGAGAAGCTTGGGGAGTTAAAAAACAAAGAATTAGCACAGGAGAAGTTCATTGCGTTCGTTAATAAAGTTTGGCCTAGCTTCATCGCTGGCCGCCACCACGCTCGTATGGCTCAAGCGTTCGAAGAGGTCGCTAACGGTACATGTAAAAGACTTATTATTAACATGCCTCCACGTCACACGAAGTCCGAGTTCGCCTCTTACCTACTCCCCGCTTGGTTCCTGGGTAAATTTCCGGGCAAAAAAGTTATACAGACGTCTCATACGGCAGAGTTGGCTGTTGGCTTCGGACGTAAAGTTCGAAATTTGGTCGATTCCGAGGCGTACAAGACGATATTTCCAGGTGTTGGACTACAAGCGGACTCTAAAGCTGCTGGGCGGTGGGCCACTAACGCCGGTGGAGACTATTTTGCTATCGGTGTGGGAGGCGCTGTTACTGGTAAAGGCGCGGACTTGCTCATTATTGACGACCCGCACTCAGAACAAGAAGCAACACTAGCCGAAACTAACTCAGATGTGTATGATAAGACGTATGAGTGGTACACATCAGGGCCTAGGCAGCGTCTACAGCCAGGGGGAGCTATTGTCATCGTCATGACAAGATGGTCCAAGAAGGACTTAACAGGTCAAGTACTCAAAGCAGATGCGGCTCGTAACGGTGAAGGGTGGAAAGTAATTGAATTTCCAGCAATTTTGCCCTCCGGGAACCCACTTTGGCCTGAATTTTGGCCGATGGAGCAGTTAGAAGCACTTAGAGACGAACTTCCAGTATCAAAATGGCAAGCTCAGTACCAACAACAGCCTACTTCATCAGTATCTGCCATCATTAAACGCGAATGGTGGAGGGAATGGGAGAAAGAAGAAGCCCCATACTGTGATTTCATCATTCAAAGCTGGGATACGGCGTTCTTAAAGACAGAACGTTCAGACTATTCTGCATGTACAACGTGGGGTGTGTTCTATAAAGACGACGATACAGGTCGCCCACAGGCAAATATTATTCTGTTAAACGCTGTTAAGAAACGTATGGAGTTTCCAGAGTTAAAACAAAAAGCGTATGAAGAATGGCAAGAATGGCAGCCCGATTCACTGATTGTTGAGGCAAAAGCATCGGGTTCACCACTTTTATTTGAATTAAGAGCTATGGGAATCCCCGTACAGGAATATACTCCTGGTAAAGGAAGTGATAAAATCGCGAGGTTAAATAGTGTTGCGGATATATTTGCGTCTGGACTAGTATGGGTACCGTGTACGAGATGGGCAGAAGAACTAGTAGAAGAAGTAGCTAGTTTCCCATCCGGCGAACATGATGACTTAGTCGACTCGATGACCCAAGCCATTATGCGTTTTAGAAGAGGTGGGTTTATTAGGCTTGAATCAGATGAGCCAGACCCAGTTAGATATTTTAAATCCAAGAAGAATGCTGGATTTTACAGAGTTTAAATAGGAACTAATTATGGCGATGGAAAAAGGTTTATATCAGGCACCCCAAGGGATTATGGCAGCACAAGAGCCACCACTGGAGATTGAGATTGTTGACCCAGAGGAAGTAAAGATTGGGGTTGATGGGCAAACCCTGCTTGATATTAAGCCTGAGGAAGAGGAAGACGATTCCTTTGATGACAACTTAGCGGAAGAAATTCCAGAAGGTGTCCTTCAAACTATTGCTAGTGAATTAATTGGCCTAATTGATGCGGACGTTGCCGCACGTAAAGATTGGTCTGATACCTATGTAGACGGTCTTAAATTGTTAGGACTTAAGTATGAGGAAACTACTGAACCATGGGCAGGTGCCTGCGGGGTATACCATCCAATGCTTGCTGAAGCAGTGGTCAAGTTCCAGTCCGAAGCTATTATGGAGACCTTCCCGGCGATGGGTCCCGTTAAGACAAAAATTATTGGAAAAGAAACTCAGAACAAGCGTGAAGCTGCGATGCGCGTTCAGGAGGACATGAATTATCGTTTAACCGAGCAGATGACTGAGTACCGCCCAGAGCAAGAGAAGTTATTATGGAATTTGCCATTGGCTGGTTCAGCATTTAAAAAGGTTTACTTTGACCCAAGCCTTGGCCGACAAGTTGCAATCTTTATTCCCGCTGAAGATTTAATTGTTCCTTATGGCGCTTCTAACTTAGAGAACGCTGAGCGTATTACTCACCAGATGCGCAAGACTAAGAACGACGTTAAAAAACTACAGGCAGCTGGGTTCTGGCGTGATGTAGATTTGGGCGAACCAATGAACGTCATGGACGACATTGAAAAGCGTAAAGCAGAAGAGCAAGGTTTCTCTGCTACTACAGATAATCGTTTCCGTATTCTTGAAATTTGTGTGGATTATGACCTACCTGGATTTGAAGACGAAAACGAAATTGCACTACCTTACATCATTACCCTGGAAAAGAGCACCGCAAAGGTGCTAGCTATCCGTCGTAACTGGTACAAAGATGATATTTTAAAGCTTAAACGCAATCACTTTGTTCATTATCAATATGTACCTGGATTTGGATTTTATGGATATGGTCTTATACATCTTATCGGTGGCTACGCTCGTAGTGCTACTACTATTATTAGGCAACTTGTCGACGCGGGAACGCTCAGTAACTTACCGGGCGGTCTCAAAGCAAGAGGCTTACGGGTCAAAGGCGACGATACACCAATCAGTCCTGGAGAGTTTAGAGACGTAGATGTTCCATCTGGCACAATCAAAGACAACATTATGTTGCTACCATACAAAGAGCCTAGTCAGACTCTTATGGGATTGTTCAACCAAATCGTACAAGAAGGCCGTTCTTTCGTATCTGCTGGGGACCTCCAAGTGTCCGACATGGGTGGTAATGCGCCTGTTGGAACTACTCTGGCTATCCTTGAGCGCACTCTCAAAGTAATGTCTGCAATTCAAGCCCGCTTGCACTATTCAATGAAAGTTGAGTTCAAGCTTCTTAAGACAATTATTGCTGATTACACAGACGAGGACTACGAATATGACCCAGAAGAGGGTTCACCTACGGCGAAAAAGGGTGACTATGACGACGTGGAAGTACTCCCAGTTAGCGACCCTAATGCGTCGACCATGGCGCAGAAGATTGTTCAGTACCAAGCTGTACTGCAGTTGGCTCAGCAGGCTCCACAGCTTTACAATCTCCCGCTACTACACCGTCAGATGATTGAAGTCTTGGGTATTAAAAATGCTCAGAAACTTGTACCAATGGCGGATGACCAAAAACCTGCAGACCCAGTAACTGAAAACCAGAACGTTCTGATGATGAAGCCTGTTAAGGCGTTCGCATATCAGGACCACGAAGCTCACATTGCTGTACACATGGCTGCTATGCAAGACCCAAAAATCTTGCAACTCTTGGCAAACAACCCACTGGCACCACAATTACAAGCTTCAATGATGGCTCACGTAAACGAGCATATTGGCTTCCAATACCGTATCAATATCGAACAGCAGATGGGTACAAACTTACCTGCTCAGAGAACAGACGATATGGGTGAGGAAGAAGATATCAATATGACTCCAGAGCAAGAAGCTCAAATGGCCCCAATGATTGCCCAAGCCGCACAGAAGTTACTGGCTCAGAGTCAGATGCAGGCGAAGCAGCAACAGGCTCAACAGCAAGCTCAAGACCCAATCATCCAGATGCAGATGCAAGAGCTACAACTCAAAGCAGCAGAGCAACAACGTAAGACAGCTAAAGATGCAACCGATGCTCAGTTAAAGATGAAGCAGTTACAGATTGAGCAAGAACGCATCCAGTCACAAGCTAAGATTGCTGCCGGCCAAATCGTTGCCCAGTCTGGTATGAACCAAGCTAAGTTAAAGGCTCAAACCCTCCAAAAGGGCGGTGAGCTTGGTATGCAAGCATTAATGGCTCAAATGCAACAGAGCCATGACGATAAGAAACAAACTAAAGACCATGTAAATCAGCATGTTATGTCTAACAAGCAACAACCAAAAAAGGAAACTAAAGAGTGACCGAGTACGACTACCTAGTTGGTGAGCTGGAAAAGCTCATTGAATCTAGAGCACAATCCGTTGCCGCAGGCAATTGCCAGAATTTAGAAGAGTATCGAAACACAACAGGGATTATCCGTGGTCTTGCCCTTGCTGTGGATTTAATCAAAGACCGCGTGCAAAAACTAGAGGAATCAGATGAGTGAAATCATTATTAGCGACGCATTGGGAAACCTTTCGAAGCTACCTGAAAAGAAGGAAGAAAAAGCAACACAACTCCCAAAAGCTGCTGGCTACCATATCTTGTGTATGGTCCCACAGGTTGAAGAAGAGTACGACAGTGGCCTTATCAAGTCTGCATTAACACAACAACATGAGGAAGTTTTAACCCCCGTGCTGTTTGTTATGGATATTGGCCCAGACGCATACGCTGATAAAGAACGTTTCCCTAGTGGGCCGCTCTGTAAGGTTGGTGACTTTATTTTGATTCGTCCAAGTTCTGGTTCGCGCCTTAAGATTCATGGCCGTGAGTTCCGGATTATTAATGATGATTCAGTTGAAGCCGTTGTGTTAGACCCCCGCGGGATTACGCGTGCATAAGGAGATTTAAATGGCAACAGAAGAATTCGGTGCAGTAACGTTTGGTAAAGGCGGAAAAGTTATCCCTGTAAATGGGGAAAGTGAAGTTTTTGAATTTCCAGACGAGATTGAAGCTAGACAAGAAGCAGAAGTCAAAGCTAAACCAGCCCCTGAGGTAGATATTGAGATTATTGACGATACTCCTGAGGAAGACCGCAACAAAAAACCTATGGATGCTTCCAAGGTTTTGGAAGACGAAGATGGCGATGACGAACTACAGTCTTACGACAACAAAGTTCAAAAACGCATCAAAAAGCTGACTAAAGGCTACCATGATATTCGCCGCGAGAAGGAAGAAGCGGACAGAATGCGTGAGGAAGCTATTCGTGCAGCCCAGTTTATGGCAGATGAAAACCGTAAATTACAGGCTCAATTGCATGAAGGCAGCAAAATATTTATCGAACAAGGTAAATCTGGAGCAGAAGCAGAACTTAACATGGCTAAAAAAGCCTATAAGGAAGCTTATGATTTAGGTGATTCCGATGCTTTAGTTGAAGCCCAGCTGAAAATTGCTGAAGCCACACTAAAACTAGATAAAGCTCAAAACTTACGCCCTATTGAAGTTAAAGAGCAGGAATATCAGATTCCTCAAAGCACTCCGGAAGCTCCAGCACAAGACCCAAAACTTACCCAGTGGCTAGATGAAAACCCTTGGTATGGTGGTGATTCTGTTGAAGAAGATGAAATGACAGGTCTAGCAATTACTAAACATAACCAACTCGCAAGAGAATTTGGTGAAAAATATGTTGGTACAGCTGACTATTACGAAAAAATTAATGCTACAATCCGGAAAAGGTTCCCTGACCACTTCCAGGAGCAAGCAGATAATTCAGATTCAGAAGTAGAAGCAAAACCGGTTAAAACCCGTGCAAAACCCGCTGCAGCAGTTGTAGCTCCCGCTACTCGCTCAGTTGCCCCTAAGAAAGTACAACTTACGCCTACTCAGGTACAGATTGCTAAACGCTTAGGCGTTCCGCTTGAACTGTATGCTAAGAAGGTTGCCGAACAAATGAATGGAGAAAGAGCATGACCAAACTTACACGTGAATTAGATTCTCGCGCCGCATCTACAAGACCAATAGCTGAATGGACACCTCCACAGTTGTTGCCAACACCAGATGCACGACCAGGTTGGTCACACCGTTGGGTAAGAACCTCTACTATGGGGACATCTGACCCGATGAATATTTCTTCAAAGCGTAGGGAAGGTTTTGAGCCTGTTAAGGCTGAAGATTATCCTGAACTTATGAGCCACGCATCAGTCGACGGACAGTTTAAGGGCTCCATTGAAATCGGTGGATTAGTATTATGTCGTGCTCCAGAAGAGTTTATGAAACAACGTAGTGCACACTACGACAAATTGAATCATTCTCAAATGGAGTCAGTAGATAACAACTTCTTATCGCAGAATGACCCACGTATGCCGATGTTTAAAGAGCGGTCTACTAAAGTTACTTTCGGTAAGGGAAGTTAATTTTAATTTAATTTAAGGAGCTTTTTATGAGCACAGTATCGGCCCCATACGGGCTTAAACCAATCAGTTTGATTGGCGGTCAATCCTTTACTGGCGGAACAATCCGTGAGTATTTGATGACCACAAACAACTCTGCAGCCATTTTCAGTGGTGATTTAGTGCAGTTAGGCGCAGCAGTAGCAGGTCAACCGACCGTTGTTGCCGCAACCCCAACTACTAGCACTGCTGGTATCGCTGGTGTTTGCGTAGGTGTTCGCTATCAATTGGCTGGCCAGCAACTTGGCTATCCTTTGTATGCACAATACTTACCAGCTAACGCT